TCTAACATTCCGATTAATATTGATTTCATGAACTTTTTGAGGGGTTAAACTTATTGGAAAACCTACCTGAAGCACTTTGTTTACAAAACGTGCATGTAGCCCATAAACTTTACGTAAACGGCTTAAAACTTGATAGGCAGATTCATTATTTATTGTGAATTTTCCCAGGGAAATATCATCTATAATATCATGATCATAATCGGCTGCAATAAAATTTAATAGTTCCTGGAGACTGAGGCTTAAAAATGCCTTTGTAAAATTTGATTTTCTAAGAAAATGCATCTCATCTTCAAGCTCAATTTTTAAAGGAATATCAGCCGAAATACTACTTATATAACCTGTAAATTCAGTTGCCATATCATCATCGTAACCAAGTTCAACTGTTACTGGGTCGTCCACGTTTATAAAATCTAAAATATTTTTACCAGCAAAAGAATCTGTTTTACCATTTACAACAGCTTCACGATATTCACGAGGCAAAATAATCGTTCCTTTATCTTCAAGTATTTTAATACTTTCTTCAATATTAACGCTATTTACATGTTCAATAACAACATTTCCAAGTGTTATTTTGCACGCCATGTTGTAGTATAATGGTATCATAAATTCGGATTTAGTAATGTAAATCCAACAGGCTTAATACTACGAGCTATCAATGTAAATTGTAGCGTATCGGCAAAACCTCTAACGCCATTAATTTCAAAACTTTTAAAGTATATGCTTGATATTGATTTGTCAAAGAACTGTGTTCCTGATACGTCAACTACGCCGTTGTATTTAAACAAGTTGTAGAGCTCTGTTACTTTACCTTCAGGATATTGGTGATTTTCTATATCTATTAATAAACCTCTTATTCTAATCTCAAAAGGCTTAGTTCTCCAGCGTTCTACTACATCGCTGTCTGTTCCATTAATTTCTGTAACTATATGCCGTTTTTCTTGCGTAAAACTGAGTAAAGGAGGCGGAGCAATAACACTATTTACTTCAGTATCTCCAGTAATAAATGGGATACTACCAAATTTTACAGTTGTTTTAGGAATATTTAAAAATGTTCCAACATAACCAATATTTTTAATGTCATAAAACTCAAATTCAATTTCTTCAAAATCTTCTTTAGATTTTTCATAAAAATCAAGGCTGTACTCTTTTTGATTTTTTTGTACAGATACTGCTTTTGGAGTAATGATGTTTGCCAATCTTCCAAAAGCAGCTGCGTATCTTTTTGATAAATCAATTGTTACTAATGCCATTATTCTAACAGTTTTTGCATGCTTGTTCCTAAAACTCCAGTTTCAGCTAAATACTTCACTTGAGCCCATTTTATAGACCATTCTTCATCTTGTAATTTATCAGGAAAAGGCACATGTAAAAAGTGGCTTATGTAAGCATCAATCTTATAAATAGCGTCCTTTTCTGCTGAAAAATGAAGTCCTGAACAGTCTAAGAGAACTTTTTTATATTACCCTGTCCTATTGGTATTAAATCAGCCAATAAGGCAACTGTAGTGTTAAACATAAAATCATCAGCTTCAATTTGCTCACGATTTGAAAGGATACAACCTCTCACTAAAATTTCTTGAGCTTTTTTAGGATTTGCATCCGTCCACTTCATGTATTGCCCTAAAACATTTCTCGAAGGAATTACAGCAACAACTTCAAGGAGCTCTGTTGCTGCCTCAGTTGTTGGAATTTCTAAAACTCTTAAATTATCCTTACCGTACTTTTTTACAAGTGCTTCTTTTTGTCCTTTTTCCATAATTCTTATACGTTGTTATATTCAATATCTAATACAAATAGATCATACTGTTTGTTCAATCCCATGTCTCCAGTAACTTCACGTCCTTGGTTTTGGAACTTAGCAAGTATCGTATCGTTCACAATATCGTTATACTCATTCACCAGCGATACATTGATGAAAAACGGTTTAGCCTTCAGTAAATCACCTCCTAATGATTTCTCAATCGGTGAAATATCTTGTACCATTAAAGTAATTGTACAAGTATCTGTTATCTTTCCTTTTGACCATGAAGTCGCTTTTTCCTTGAGCGTATGGTTCAATTGATGCTCTTGTTCTGTGGTGTATGAAATTTCAACAATATCAGTTGGAATTCCTGCAATTACAACATCAGCATCAGCACTATCATACGCTTTGTTATTTCTAATTACTTTACTCATTACAATGCGTTTTTAAGATTAGAAGTCCCCTCAATAGCGTTTACATGTCCGTAAGGCACTATTTTATAAGTAACTTTCAATAGCTTTTCAATAATTAAATCACTTTCAGGATCTACAACTGTTTTACCAGCTGAAATTTCCTTTCTCGTTTCCATATCGCCAAAAACGGTATCCCCTAATTTTTCAAAATATTTTACAACACCAATTGGTAATTTTCCTGTTTTAGGATCTACTGGTTGCGAAGTTTTTACTTTTGGAAGTAATACTGTTCGTAACAATCTGCGAGCTTTATCGTGCGTTCTACCGTAAGCAATCGAGTGATCGTTAATGTTACCTTCAGCATCAATAATAATTTCAACACACGTATGGTCTCCGTTCCAACGAACCCCAGCCATACCTACGTAATCAACACCAAAAATGTACCCTTTATCCTCTAACGTTTGTAAACTGCTTAACTGAGACTTATTAGTTGTGTGACTACTTAAAGCTGCAACTATCCAAGTTTTACGTAAAGCATCTGTTAAGTTAAATCGCTCATTGTCACCAATGTTCTGATTTACATTTGCAGCTGCCACAGTTCCTAATGCAGTTCCAACATCAGCCATTTTTTGAGCATTGCCAGTTTTCGTTTCAGCATATTCATAATCCTGACCGATAACAACAGATACCTTATCGGCAGCAACGCCAACAATTGCTCTTAAATCAGCAGCTGTTGCCGAATTTCCTCCATAGTCATAACCTTCTAATAAAATTTGACATGGCATAAATTGCGCATCTGCCCAATCGTACAATAACTGCGCTTTTGGTATCGCATTATACACATCATCAGGAATTCCATTTAGCAGCGTTGTTAATCCAGTTGGGTTTACTGAAAGTTAAATTTGTCTAATTTCTCCAGCTCCTTCAGTAATTAACTTTTTTGCCAAAGTATCATTTGCTCCTTCACAAATTTCAACCAAGGTTGAAATTTGTGGCACAAGCAACACAAACAGTTTTACACCTTCACCAGCTATGCGATAAAACTCAGTAATGTGGCGATAAACGTTCACATTATTATCTTCATCATAAGCTGCGTTAATTCCCAAATTTTCGGCATCAACAACATTAAAAATGTTTGCGACTGTGCCAAGCGCAAGACTTGATGCAGCTACGGCAGCAGCGACGAGTCCTGAGACACCATCGCCGATAGCCAAAGCATTAGCACCAAATTTGCCTTTTTCTATTTTTGCTCCATCTAAACTAGCCATCTTAACCTAAGATATTTTTAAAGAATGAGCGAACAGCACCTGATTTAAAAGTCAACGTTTTTAATGTTCCTTTTTCAAAAATCATAGTAGAACCTTGGTACATAAATTTTCCATCTGCTGGTTTGCCATCAATTTCAGCTACATCACCTTCTTTTGGTTCTCTAACTTCGTTTTTAATGGCTGGAAATGTCAATTCTTTTTTATCATCCGTAATGATGACCATTTTACCTTCAACAGATTTTACTGTTGTTTTTGCTTTATGATCAAAATCTTCGGTGTCATCTTCAGCATCAACTACATCAACTACATCAACTTTATTAATTGGCGCATAGTCTGTTTTTTTACCTTTTACGCTTAAATCAGCAAGGTTAAGGGTTGTAAAAAACTCACTGTTTTTATTTACCCAAAGTGCCGTAATTGAAGAATTGCTGCCATAAATTTTGGCAGCATCTTCTTTATGTTTTTTTGTAACTTTCATTATCTAAAATAGTTTTAAGTTAATTATATCACCGCTACAGAAACAATTGCTCCAATAGCTCTATTTTTACGAGGTAACACGATATAGTGATGCTTCATGTTAAATTCCCATTGCTGTGTTCTTGGCTTAGGTTTTTCATCATAATTGGTAGTACTTCCATTTGCCTTGAACATATCAGGGGCATAAAATGAAATAGATGCTTGGAAGTCAGTTGCAGCAGGAACAGAACCATACGCTTTCTTAGTCAATGCAACAGCGTAATAAGGATTTTCTATGTACCAATACACTTTAAATCCAAATAAGCGAGAAGCCAACATACCTCCTTGGTCATCACTAAATTGCTTCATATCAACTTTTTTGTCAATAGCATCTTCTAACAAATCGTTGTAGTGATCAGAGCATAATACCAATACTCTTCCTTGCAGTGAAATTTTTTGTTTATCGTATTGTTTTTTATGCGTTAAAATGTCTTTAATCAACATTTTTCTACGTCCTGTACCGTCATCAGCTCCAGTAGTAACCATTACAGGAGTTGTAGCTGTATTGCCAGCAGGCGCAAGTGCATGTGCAGCTTTTGAATGCTTTTTAGCCATGATAGCTTTTACATGCTTATCTTGAACAATACGAATTTTATCGTATGCCAAGTATTGAATTTCATCATCCGTAACTACAGTTACTTCAGTTTGATATTTATCCAAAGTAATTGCAATATCACCATCAGTTTGTGATGCTGTTGGTATAGGATATGTAGTGTTGTTAATTAACACTTCAGGATCCATTCCAATATCATTAAGGTGTATCACCTGATTGTCACCTCGTGTTGCCGTAACGAATCTCGATTCGTCAGTAATTTCATTTAGGAAAGTTGCTTCTTCAGTTGCTCTAAATTGAGATACTGCAACATCAGTCCATATTTCTTGATTTAAGCCTGCCATTATTTAATGTCTTTTTTTAATTAATATTATGCCTTGAAATCAGAACCAAACTTGGTTTTGTACAATGCGTTAAAAGCGTCAGGATTATCCTTTGCCAAATTTTCCAACGCTCTAGGATCTTCTTTTTGGTACTTATCCCAATTCCACCCAGCAACTGGTTGCGCTCCATCAGAGCCACCTTCTTTACCTGTAATAAAATCAGTGATACCTTTACGTTGTTTCCCAACAACACCTTCCAAAGCAACTTCTAATGCTTCAACACCACTAGTTTCACCAATAGTTCTGTAAGTTTTTAGTTTTGCAGCATCTACTTTATTTTCTAAAGTTTTCAACAAAGCATCAATTTTAATTTTTTGCTTAGCCTCTACATCAATAGTTAGCGTGTTATGTTTAGTTTTAAGAGCATCGTATTTTCCTTTAATACCCTCAGTTTGTGAATCAAGATGCTTTTGCATAGCCTCCAATACTGCTGTATCAGATGATTCCGCCGAAACACCTACCAATCCAAATCTTGCAATAATTGCGATTTTCATTGTTATTTTCGTTTTTAAATGTTTATGATTATTTTCTTTTGTATGTGTAAGTAATGCCGAAAAACGTCCATACACATCTGTTTCGGCGAGTGCGTTTGTTTCATTAATTTTAATGTCAATTACAGGATCTACAATTGAATCAACAAGTCCTTCTTTTAAAGCTTTTTTTGCATTGAAATAAGTATCACCATCAAACCACTTCAACACATTTTTACGAGACTTTCCAGTAATACGCATTAAACCAAGAATGAAGTTCTCATTCATATCATCTAACAAATCAGCATTTGACCGATGATCCTTTGCAGTTCCACGAGTTGAGCCTTGTGCCTGATGTATCATAATAAAACCGTTGGAAACAATAGACCTTTCATCAGCTGCTGTCAATAAAAATGCTCCCATTGAAAAAGCAGTTCCATCAATTTGCATTCTAATTCTAGCTTTAGACAAGCGCAAGCGTGACTCGATATAATTACCTGCAAACACATCGCCTCCTTTTGTATGCACATGCACATCAATAATATCATACCGATCTTCAAGAGCTAAGAAATAATGCTCAAAATAAACATCATCGCCCTGCCAAATGACACCATGAATTGTAATTCTATTGTTTTTAACTCGTATTAACATCTAGTTATTTTATCCTTTTGAGTTTCAAAAGTGGGGTTAAAAACAGCTTAAAACAATATTGTTTGCAAGGCTTGCAACGATGTTCGCAAGCCTTGCAAACAAATAAAAAGTTAGTGTACAGTATGTGTACTTTCGTACACATACAAACACATAAATAATGTGATTCATTTTAGAATGAAGTTAAATTTAACGGTCTTTGTATTTGTCATCGGAATGTTGGCATTTATGGGTTGCAGCCACGCTAATGCTGCCCCAACCAAAAAACAAACAACTGAAGTCTGTTTTAGCCAAATGGTTATTACAACTCCAGTAATTTTAGCAACTGAAAATATGGAGGTTTTACAAACTTTTGAAGTTAGTGAGGCTATTCATTTATTCAAACCAATTGTAATTTTAGAATTAGACCAACCGCTGTTATTTGCTGAAGATAAATATGTCACGCAGGTAACAGAAGCTGATTTTTATACAACTACTC